TTCCGGCATGGAGTCAACCAATTCATACGGACGGCCCCAAATCGTTCCCGGCTGGGAATCACTTGGCGATTCTTTCCAGATGTACTGTCCGTCCGTGCCCTTCAACTTCTGCACGATTGCCAACACCGATGAGCTCAAGTAATACTTACCGTTCTTGCGAACAGATGCCGGCACCGCGTTTTTGAGATCGAGCAAGTCATCCGCGTCAAGGTTCGTAACCCCACCGGACGCCTGTTGCTTCTTCGTGACGGAGGTATTGTTCAAGATACCCGTCCACACGGTTCCATCGCCCGCGAAGAACTGTGCGTCTTCCTCGGCCGAATGGCTTCGGCAAACAGCTCACCCACGAGGCTCGTCAAGTTGATGGCTGAATCCTCAATGATTTCTTCCGTCAACGGACACATGCCCGTGAGCTTCTTCAAGGTCTGCGTCACCAAAGAAAACTTTGGCTGGCTGGACTTCTTGCGTGCGCCTTCTCCGGTCCAGTTAACGGACACAGACGTACCAAGTGCCGGGAGGGTTCGGGAATTGCCCGAACCGCTGAACGGCAGGTACCGCATTTCGCGCCGCGCGACTCCATGTTCCTCTTTCAAGCGCAAGACTTCCGTCATGAGCTCGGTCGGAATGAGTAACCCGGCCGCGGAATCATCCGGAGCCTCGCCTGCAGGCGTTGTGGTCGTGAGCGCCTTTGCTGCCGCACGATCGCCCGAGATGAGCGCCTTGATGAACTTGCGCGTCGTGTCATCGGCCTTCTCGTCTTTCTTCACCGGCTCATCAGCCGCCTTGGCGCGCTGTGCCGATACGCCTTCGAGGAACTTGCTGGCGAGATCGGAGGCAAACTTTTCCATCCGCTTCTCGTACTTCTTCGACGCTTGGTCAAGCGATCCGTTGATGAGAGCGCGAACGGACTTGATGTCCATGCCCTTCACCTCCGGCGCGTCGGCCGCATCTTCGTCTTCGTCCTCATCTTCGTCCTCGTCTTCTTCGCCTTCGACGGCGAACTTCACGCGCTGATCTTCCGTAAGGAGATCAGCGTGTTCCTCAAGATAAGACTTTTCCTCATCCGTCAAGGATGCGGGGTCTTTCGCAAGGATTGCTTTCAGCTTCTTTTTCATACGTTTTGGTATGTGCTGATTAGTGAATCTTCTTCGCCTTCAACATCGCACGAATAGCACGGTTGAAAACTTTGACTGGGATTTTTTGTTTCCCGCCCACCTTGGGGTGGGGTGTTCGACCTTTGAGATTATCTTGTGTATCGGGTTCTTCGAGAGCCTTCAGTGCGTCAGTCAACGCCTCGATGGCTTCCCGTTTAATCTTTGAATCCGTTGCGCCCACGATCGTCTTGACCGCTTCGGCGACTTTTTCCTTTTCTCCCGGTTCTTTTGGTTCCGTCTTTTTTTCCAAATCCTCCATGAGGTTGATCGTCTTCATCTTCGCCAGAGCTTCCTGATTCGCCGGGACATTGACCACCGAAACTTCCAGCAATGTATTCTCCGTAAGACGCACGATCTCCTTGCCATTGTCCACCTCGTACACATTGTTGATGAACCCGACCGAGAACGCCCGGAGGTACTTGCCCTTCATCAACCGGAACGCCGTCGCCGCGACATCGTACTCCTCAACCGCAAACTTCATCTTTCCGGTAAGATTTCCGTTCTCGAATCCCAGCGCCGTCATCTGCGCGAGTGGGAACTGGTAGTTGTCATGCGACCACAAGACAACCGGGTTCCGCAAATAGTCGTCCAACTTCCAGCCTTCCTGAATCACGACTTCCTCGTGCCGGTCCACAGCGGGGGTTGAAAAAATACCCTCGACGACGTGCTCGTCCTCATTGACCGCTTTCGCCTCAAACGTGAAATGTTTGACGACGCGATTGCTAGAGATCAGTTTCTTTTTCATAAGTGGAGTATAGCAGGTTTCTATTCTTCAATGAAAGCCGGAGCGAGAACGCATCGGCAGTTTGGCTCGCTTGGGTACGGCAATCCATTCGAGAAGTTTTTATCAACCGGCACAATTTCCCCATCAAGCTCGACGTGCTCATCGCGCACGCGTCCGTCCCCGGCCGTGATCCATTCCTTGCCATTCACCACGTCCGACTGCTTCCAACCTTCGACAAACCCTGCGTTATTCGCTGCAGTCGTTTCCGTCCGGGCGATAAGCTCCGCTCGGTACAGCGGAAACTCGGCATAGACATCCTCCACGCGCTCGCGCAATGCCACGATCCCTTCTCCCGCATCAATCCCTTCCGATAAGGTACGTGACAATTTTTCAAGCGTGGTCCCGGTAGCCGACTCGGCAAACTCCTGTGCTCGCTTCTCCAAAAACCGCTTGACGCTTGGCGTGATTTCGAAGTTTTGCGCTGGTGAAACGGTATCAACCGCGTCTTCCCCGGCCTGCTTCAAGATCGCCAGAATCTCCGGGGTAATGAACTTGATCGTGGACTTGACCTCGCTTTTCGGCAAGAGCTTCTTCGCACTCACCTTCACATCCTTTTCCGATCCCAGACGATCGAGCACGCGTCCCTTTTGCTCCTTGAAAAAACCCTCGACATTCGTCTTCATCCTTTCCGAATTGTGGTCAATGGCTTTTAGCACAAATCCCGCATACGCTTCCTTGGCATCGTCCGCGATCATGGACCGGTTGCCCTTCATCTCAACGATCCCTTTTGAGATAGCGCCGGATGCTTCGTCTTTCATGGCCTTTAACGCTCGCTCCGTTTCCTCGCGCATTTCCAGCTTCATCTTCAGCATGCCTTTGCCGCGGAAATTGAAACGCTTGGGCTTGGCCTCTCCGATATACGCATCCGCCTTGGTATCTCCGCCGATCTTCACTCCCTGCGGAAGCCCGCCAACCGGAGTATTCGCGATAGACATATAGAGACTCCACCCGCCTTTGACCGGAGGCAACCCGCGCTCCGCGCGCGCTTCGTTGATGAGCATGACATTCCCGGAAACGAGCCGGGTATGTTCTTCGAGCATGAGCTCCCTATTCGCCGGGGTGGGATCGTCAAAAACGATTTCGAGATCATCCCCGAAATCCTGATACGTCATCTCCTCATTCAGCTTTTCCACGATTTCAACCAAACATGGCTTTACCGTTTCCGAAAGGAAAATGCCCATGCCCGTTTCCGCGTTCGCCCGGTTCACGTCTTCGGTAATTCCCAAAACCGACTTCGGGACACCGAACGCGATCAGGATATCGTCGCGCGTGAGCTTCAACCCTTCGATATAATCCATGTCCTTTTGCGTCGGAGAGATGACCATGTACTCCATGCCTCCGGTCAGGATACCAACCTTCCCTGACCGGTTCTTGCCACGGTGCCGCTTTTCCCATCGGCGCACCGTCGCATCTGCCGTATCCTTGTCCATCTTGTTCGGGCTCTTCAAAATTGCATCCGGCCGCGCGCTATTCAAAAAGAAGTCCTTTTGGAAGGTCGTCGCAAATCCTTCTGTTTCTACTCGAGCCGCCGATGCAAAGAGCGGGGAAATCCCGCCGTACGGGTTCAATGGGTCCGGGGACTTGATGTGCACGATATCATCCGGATCAAAAACCACCTGCGAGCCGTCATTCTTCCGCAACCGGTATTCTTTCACGAACAGCGTGGGATCAGTCACCACCGTCATCAAGTCCGGACGGAGGTTCCACATCTCCATGACTCGGCCTCCCTTGTTTCGTACCTTGTACAAAAACGCTTCCCCCGAGCATTTGAGGTTGATGATGGTGAGCTTCCAAAACTCCGACTTCGTTTGAAACGCGTTCGGCTTGTAGAGAAGATCGAGGAGCGGATGCACGTCAATCTCTCTCACGTCCCCCTTGGAATTGAGTACCTTCTCCAACCCGAGCGGAATACTCGCCACCTTCTCCGCGATCTTGTTCACGCATGCGAAGACGTACATGCTCTTTCCATATCGTTCGAGCAACTGCGTCGGAGTCAATTTTGATCCCGACGTGAGTCTCGCAAGAAGCTCGAATCCTCCTGTCGTGACAATGCTCTTTCCGCGGAACGCATCGAGTGCCGCTCCCAAGGCGTGAAAAATCTTCATATCTTTTTTGAGTGTAGCATGATTTAGAAGGCGTCCGCTACGGGCATAACTTTTTCCGTATAAATATCGTACCTGATCGCATCCATCCCGTGATTCCATTTATCAATCGGCTTATTCGTCGGCTCCTTGTTCTTATCGAGCGCCCACTTATACTCCTGCGACTCCTTGGCAATATCCACGCTGTCCTCCGTGTACACGATCTCCATATCGAGGAGCATGTCTATCCCCGCATTGATCGAGTCCGGTCCCTTCTCGGCCGGCAAGACATTCCAGCCATCATCGGAAAGCTCCCGGATAGACTTCGGCTCGGCGCTGTCCGCATAGATCGGCGCCGACTTGGAAATCTCGAGCTCACGGAGCCTGCGTGAGATCCCCGGGTTCGTCATCCCGGTCTCATAGATCAACTGGCGCACCCATGCCTTGTTTCGATGCTTCTTGACCTCAACCAAGGCCGTCGGGTCATTCGTGAATCCGAAGTCGAGGCCGAACGTGGACGGATACGGAATCTTGTCAAAATCCTCCGGCCTCATCGTCGTCCAGTTTTTGAAAATGCGCCCGCGCGCGCCCTCGCTCACAAGCCCCCGGATCATGTTGTAGTAGTGATCCGGCTTCGTCTTCTTGTACCCCTCGTAATTCTCCCGCGTTGAGAGCGAGATGTTTCTCAAGTTATCCAAATACGTCGAGTGAATGAACGTCGTATCCGTCCGGCTCTCTTTCAATGTCGGTCGGTAAAACCCTTCCACCTCCGAAGGCGAGAGATTGAACCATCGCTTGATGATCCAGTGATTCTTCGATGGTGGGTTCAAAAGCAAAATGATCTTAATGTCCCCCTTCATCGTTCGCAAGGAATCGTCCAACTGCATAAAATCCTCCTCGCTGATTTCGTCCGCTTCTTCGATCACGATGCAATTATACCCGGCCAAGGATTTCAGCTTCGCCGTCTGATCCCCGGACGACTTCTTGAATCCCAACCCGTTGATCTTGTTCTCTCCCCATAGAAACGTGAGCAGGTTTTCTTTCACCTCCACACTGCCGATCCGCTCGGTCTCCTCCAGCCGGTCATGGATGTCCTGATAGATCGAGTGCCGAATGTCCCCGGCGATGTAGCGCATAATCGCGCAACGAAAATACCTCTTGCCGAAGAGCTTGGATACGGCGTACTGACTCGCCACCATCGAACGCCCGGCACCGCGCCCTCCCATCAAAATAAAATACCGAGACTGACTCGAAAAAAGAGGCTGATACGCTTTATTGACTCTCTGTCTCATCTTGTTGTGGTTGATTTGGCTCCTCGTCTGTCGAAAAATCTACAAACTCCACTTCGTTCCCGTCCAATGGAATAATCTGCGTCTGTGACTTCGGTTTGAACTTCCCGACTCTCCGGTCAAGGTAGTACCTGATTGACGGCGGGTGCTCGCGCCGGATCAGGCGCATGAGCTTCCCTTCTACCATCTCGTCAATCTCCAACTGCGTCGCCGCCAAGTCCCTCACGAAATCAGGATCGGTTCGCTTCCACAAATAGAATCCCGACTCTGAAATATGCGTGAGCGCGCACGCATCGGCAACGCACCCGAGCGACTTTTTCCACGCCTGTAAAAAAAGCTGTTTGTTGATTCTCGTTTTCTCAAGCTCCTTTTTCTCTTTTTCAGAATCCCCTTTGTTTTCTTCATTCCCCGCCATTTCGTCAACCTTGGTTGTCTCTTTTCCCGCCTCTCCCCCTCCCTCTGCCTCGGTCCCTGTCTCCTCCTGTCTCTCTTCCTCTGTCTGTCTTTCTTCTTGGGTCGGCAATAAAGGGGACTGGTCTGTCCCCTCTTTTATGCCGAGATTTTTTTCCGTGTCCATAGTCTCTGATATTCGTTTACGCGCTCGCGATTTTTTGCCACCCAATCCCTATGCCTCTTTGCGTTAGCCTTCCGATACTCCGGATCTTCCATTCGCTTCCTGTGATATTGCCGATACCACTCCAATCGCTCCTCTTTGTGCCTATTGTTGAACTTGATAGCTGGCTGGCAATCGTCGCAATACTTCCTCAATCGTACCATGTGACAAACCTTTCCGCACTGTTTACAGATTTTTTCCACCTTCTCACGCTTCAGATAAATGACGGCCATGTCCCTCCTTTTCTGATCGCTCAAATACCTTCCCTCGATCTTCTGCCCCTTTTTTATGCGATGCTTTGCGCCATTTTTCTCAAAAGTCTCTTTGATGGTGTCAATGTGCTCCAACGCATGCTGTCTCTGCTTCTCAACAACGGAATCATCGCAAAGAGAGATGTTCAGATTGATGCCCAAGTCCTTTTTGTAATCGTTCGCGGTTATTTTGTGCTTTTGCGCCAAATGAGAACCTAAGTGCTTAAACCTCCTCCCACACAATCTGCAAACCGTACGAATCTCGTACAATTCCTGATCCGTCATAGCTTTGAGAGATGCTTTGCGTTGAATGGGGTGAGCTCCATTTTTCCGCCCTTCTTCCTGTGCCAGACATACACAAGGGTCATCCCTGTCGCCATTGCTTCGATCCTCTCAATCCGGCCGCTCGTCCCATCGTCCTTTCCAATGACCACCGGATCAATGATGACGTTATCTCCCGGCTTGATCGGCACCCCATCCTTGTCCTTGTATTCTAGCATAGATTTATTCCCACCAAAGCCCTTTGAGATAATTTGTAAACAGGTACTCACTCACCGCGCAATTCACCGCATTGCCGATCGCAAACCACTTTTCCGCCGATAGGCGCGCGCTCTTCGTCCACCCGTCAGGGAAGCACTGCAGGCGCTCCCCTTCCAGATCGGTCAAATACCGGAATAATCCGTTTGGCTCCTGCGTGATGATCCGGTCCCTTCCGCTACTCGATATGCTCGTTGTCAATGTGTTCACTCTATCATACCCGCCCAAGACGATAAATCCTTTCCCACCGTCCTCATCCAGCCTTCGCATGGCTGTCTCGGAAAGGTACTTGAACGGACCCTTGTGATCGCGTATATCCCGAAAACGCTTTTCCGAATCAACGGACTCCGGGAACTTCACCGGAAAATCTGCGCTGCGCCGGCATAGGAATATCACCCGCTCGCGCGCTTGCGCTGATCCGTAATGGATAGAGCTCAACAAAACGATACGCACAAAATACCCGGCCGACTGAAGCAACTTGAACACACTTCGAATCGTCCGCCCTCCATCGTGCATCATGATCCCCTTCACATTTTCGAGCACGACATACTCCGGCTTCTTCGCCATCAAAATATCGTAAATATAGAAAATCATCTGGCCTCTACGATCGGAGAATCCCTTTTGCTTCCCGGATAGGCTGAAGCTCTGACATGGGAACCCTCCCGTAAAGACATCGAAATCCGGTAATGCCTTCGGGTCAATCTTGGTCAGATCTCCATAATTCACATGGTCCGGATAATGCCCCTTGTAGATCCCGATGGATGATTCCTTGATCTCTGAAAACCCCACGCACTCGGCGCCCATCTTTTCAAGCCCGAAATCCAAACCCCCTATACCGGTGAATGTGGAAAAATACCGTAATGGCTTCATACCAATTTCAAGATTTCCTCGGCCGTGATCTTCCCGGAAGATACCGCCTTCTTCACTCGCTCGTAATCCTCGAACGTCTTAAAAGAGATCGCCACACGCTCTTTCAGCTTCGGAGACTCTGGAGGCTGGATAGTCAGCACATCAAAACGGCTTTCTTCCACCTCCTGCATATCCGCATCCGATAGCCCCATATTGACCCTCAACTCATCATCAGAAAAACCCGCATCAAGAAGCAGGTCTTTATCCAAATCCCCCATCTCCTCCCAGTCCCACTCCCCATCATTCATGTTCGACTCCAACCCTACGAGCACGCGCTCCTCGACTGTCAACTCCCTCTCGGGGACGAGAACGTTGACTTCTTCGATTCCCATGCTCTCCAAAACATCCTTTCGCA